GTCAGCAACCAAGATTCGTCGGCAGTTAGCGGCATATAATTCTATTGCAAAAGCATATCCGATTGACTTATGCGTATATGGAGGAGATTATCTCAATAATTCATCACAGACCAATAAGGAGACAGCAACGGAAGCGCTGAAGGCTGTTCGAATGCTAATTGATAAGACAGAAGGTGCTCCGGTAATTATAGCTAAGGGGAATCATGATGATAACACAATGTATACAGACTATAAAAACGGATATATTGCAATTGATTCTTTGTATAAGATCTTAACCAACAAAGACAGTACAACGGCTGTGCGCAATGCAGATCATTTGGAAATGTCCTATGGATATTATGATATTCCAAATAAAAAAATCCGAGTATTTATTTTAAATACTTTGGATCTTCCAACGGAACTGGATGAGGATACAAATAAAATCACCTATTCAGCACAGAAC